CAAACTTAAAATTATTAAAACTGCCTCGTCCTTCCAGTCTGACTGTCGAGCCTCTAGCAATTTACCCTGATATTGTTCTTCTCCTCGTGCTTGTCTCTCTGCGTGTAAAAGTTGAGCTTCAGACATCGCCATTTTAGCTTTTTGCCTATTAGCATAAATTTTTGATCCTGCTTGTGCAGCTAATTTCAGTGCTGATAACCACATTATTTATGTCCTCCTCTTTTCATTTTTATTGGAGGTACTTGAGGATTAGGTCCTCTTTTTGGAGGTGGACCATAACTGACTCCACCTGAAAGTCCTCCTACTTTATATGCAACAAAATTAAAAAAATTATCTTTGGGTTTTATTAAACTTTCATCAACTGGTTTAGTTGATTCTATTGGTAAAATTTTTTGTTGTTTTACTTTTCTAATCCTTTCATCCCCTTTTCTATTTAAATTATTATTTAATGTTTTTTTTCTTTTAGGTGGTGGAAAACCCATAGCTCTTTCATCAATATAATTTTTATAAGCATATCCAGATAACGGGAAAACAAGATTCATTCCAGCTGCAATAGCTTGATTTGTTAAAGTAGTGCTTGGAGTTATAGAAGCTCTAGCACCTTTTCTTTGTGCCTTTAAATCTTTTATTGCTTGTTGTGA